TGAGAAGAATGGGAGATGTGTCCTCTCAGATGAGCAAGTCTTGGAAATCAAGAGGCTACGTGCCGAAGGTTATACCCTCAAACGCATAGCTGACTTGTATTCTGTAGGCACATCTCAAATCTCCCGTATTACCAGAGGAGTACAACGTGCGTAAGATGAAGCAAACGGATCTCGCTATGGTTCGTGATGAACTATGCGAGGCGCAGAAGTGGAAATGCCCTATTTGTGGAGGGCATCTTAAAATGATTACCAAGGTTAACCGTGTCGTAGATCATGACCATAACACTGGTATAGTAAGAGCCTGCCTTTGTAGAGGGTGCAATGGCGGTATCGGTAAGATTGAAGCCTATGCGCAGTCTTACTGCAAGGCAGGTAATAATCCACGTGAAGTGATTAAGGTATTGCGTAACTTAGCAGACTACCTTGAGTACCACCAAATACCTCGTACTGGTTGGATCTATCATAAGCACCAGACTGAGGCAGAGAAGCGCGAGGCTCGCAATCGCAAGGCTCGCTTGGCATACGCAAAGAAGAGAAAGGAGCAGTGATATGGGCTGTATAGACCACGGGTATCACAAGTGCCTTAACAAACTTGGATACTACAGGGCATGGCATAGGCCGAGTAAGAAGTTGCAGTTACTCCACCGTGTGGTCTATGCAGAACACCACGGTCTTTCTATAGAAGATATAAAGGGTGTAGTGATTAGGCACACTTGTGACAATGCAAGATGCATAAACCCTGCACATTTAATATCTGGTACACAGCAAGACAACATCCAAGATATGATAGACAGAGGTAGGCGCGCATCCTTTGCAGGTGAGCGTAACAATAAGGCTAAATTATCTTGGGAAGTTGTCCGCGCCATTAGGGAAACCTATGTTGCAAACAAGAAAGGCGAGAGGCTTAGACTGGCTAACCTCTATGGCGTCTCGCCTGCTACCATCAGTGATATTGTGAGTGGGAGGCTTTGGAAAGAGAATGGGTAAGATCAGAAATTTATTCACAAATAAGGAGGTAGAGGACGCCGTAGATAGCGCCAAGCGAGAGGATGGTACTATCAACTACCGTCTGATGGCGGATATCCTGTCTGATAATACGCATGGAACTAGAGTCACACGTCAGCTTGCCAAATATTGGGCGCGTCAGTTTTCTACCCGTAAGAAGAATGGCGAAGCCTATGAAACGCTGGTGCAAGCTAATAAAGAACTCAAGGCATCGCGTAAGCTGCGCACTCCTGATCGCTATGAAGATCTGGCTGCTTTACCAATGCCTGCATCGGATCACCATAGCATACTGGTAATTCCAGACACGCACGCTCCCTATGAGCACCCGGATACATTGGAGTTCCTCGCAGCCGTGGCTGCACGTTACAGGCCGGACACTGTCGTACATCTTGGGGACGAAGCAGATAAACATGCTATGTCATTTCATATGTCCGATCCCAACCTAGACTCCGCTGGCATGGAGCTGGAGAAGGCACGTGTCTTCATGGCGAAGCTGCACGCGATGTTCCCGGTGATGCGCCTGTGTCACTCGAACCACGGCTCTATGCACTTCCGCAAGGCGCACTCGCATGGTATCCCTGTGCAGTACCTCCGTACCTACCGCGAAGTGTTCTTCCCGCAAGGCGGCGGTGAGCGCTGGGAATGGCAGCATACGCATGTCCTTGAGCTTCCGAACGGCGAGCAGGTTGCCTTCAAGCACCAGCCTGCCGGGGCCGTGCTGGGCGACGCCGCACATGAGCGCATGAATCTGGTGTGTGGTCACTTGCATGGCAAAATGTCTATCGAGTATGCCCGGAATACGCATGAGCAGTATTGGGCGGCACAGGGCGGTTGTCTTGTGGATGAGGATTCCCGCGCCTTCTCATATGGCAAGGAGTCCAAATACAAGCCAGCGCTGGGTTGCCTTGTGATCATCGAAGGCGTACCGCAGATTGTCCCGATGCAGACCAATAGCGAAGGTCGCTGGATTGGCAAGATTTAAGTGACACTATAGAACAAAGGGTGGTTTCGACTACCCTTGATTGTATACTGTCAATAGGAGGTAAATATGATTATTGTTCTTAATGCCCCTCCGGGTGCAGGCAAAGACACAATCGCCAAACGCATGGCTGAGGCCAGCAAAGCGTTCAAGTTGGCATCAATGAAGGAGCCTATGTGGGATATCGCAAAGGCGGTGTTAGGCTCCAAGTATGATGAGTTTGTCGGTTTGTACAATGACCGCGAGACAAAAGAGAAACCATGTGAGCTCTTAGGTGGCCTGTCTCCACGTCAATTCTTCATCCACATCTCGGAGCAGTGGTGCAAGCCTTTGTTCGGAGAGCAATACTTCGGTAAACGTATGTTGCAGCGAGTCAACCAATTGAAGCCCTATGAAGTGGTTCTGTCTGACGGCGGCTTCCCGGATGAACTCAAGCCAGCACTTGAAGCCGGTGAGGCTATAATGCTGGTTCGCCTACACAGAGATGGTTACACCTTCGAAGGAGACAGCCGTGACTATATCCGTGCTGAGGATTTACCAGGTGAAGAGTTTTGGGTTATCGATGTGAACCTTGAAGAAGGTGAGATTGACAAGGCAGTAACTCAAATCATCTCAGCCTATGAAGTATTACTGGAGGTGTACTGATGGATATCTTCTCTTTCATTGGCCTACCAGAAGACCACCGCACTAAGCCAGTCATGCTGGTTAAGCACCGGGATGAAGTGCCGGATAGTAAGATTAAATTCCCCGTATATGGACAGGTGAAACGTGATGGTATCTTCTCTGCTGTTGTTGTTCGCGCTGATAATGTCGTTGGCATTTTTGGTCGCACTGGTAAGAAACTGGCAAATGTTGAAGCACTCGAACAAAGATTTGCTTCCTTTCCGGCTGGCATTTATCTTGGTGAGTTGCAGTCTATGGCCGTTGATATCTACCTTGAAGCGCTCTCTGGCGTGGTGAACCCTAACCGGACGGAGCCTCTTGATTACATCGGTCAGCAAATCAAGGATAACTTGTACATAGACTTCTTTGACATGTTGACAATCAAGGCATTCACTGATGGGTATACGGATGTTACATTCCTTAAACGCCATGCAGCACTAGAGCGGCGCTTAGGCGAACTGGTGTCCAACACGTTGGACAACATCCTGCCTATCACTCCTTGCCACAACGAGGCAGAGGTTGAAGCATTCGCTAAGATGCACATCGATGCAGGTCGTGAGGGTGCTGTGTTCAAGCTGGACTGCGACTATGAGGCGGGCCACAAGGGCTACCGCCAGACCAAGATCGTCCGCATGGTAAACTATGACCTTACCTGCATCGGGTGGGAAGAAGGTAAAGGTAAGTACAAAGGAAAGGTTGCCAACCTCATCTTTAAATGGAAAGGTGGCAAGACTGTCAAAGCTATGCTCGGCAGGGGTTGGACGCATGAAGATGCCGAGCGTATGTATCATGATATTAAACATGGTGGCGAGTTGAATGTCATCGGGAAGATCTTCGCTGTCAAGGCGTTACAGGAATCTAGCAAGGGAGTCCTGAGACTTCCCAAAGTTTCTGAGTTACGCCACGATAAGGAGGTTCCTGATGTCTATTGATTTGAACGAAGAGCAGCTTGGATTGTTAATAGAAGCCATTGAGCAATACTATTACATGTGCGGCTATCAATCAGAAGAACTGGACTCCTTATATTCGCAACTAAAAGGAGGGTAATTATGTCTTTTGATTCAATGAAGGCAACTCGTGCAGTTGAGGTAGCAGAGGCTCTGTTCGAGTCTTATGCTTGCGGGATTATCCCGCCGTACACTCTGCTCGCTGACGCAGAAGAACTTGGCCTCTCCGTAGAGGCTATCAAAGAGAAAGTCGAGGAACTGTATGGCACAGACGAAGAAGCCGACGATTAGTCTGGAAGCTATGGAAATGCTGGAGATGATTCTCCGGCCTTCACACCCGGCACCAGATAAGACTCCAGAGCAATTGCAATGGGATGAGTGTAAACGGTACATTATGAACTGTATCAATGCACAGATCGTGGTGGCACCATGATTCGTCCTGCATCGTTCCTTGATATCCCTTCGATTATCAATCTTGGTAATCGGTACGTTGAAGAAGAGGTTAAGTCTACGGCCCATCACTCTGCTGTATGGGATGCCGAGATGAGCGCCCATCACCTATGCGAAGCCTACATGCGGGATGATTTATTCCTATGGGTGGCTGTGTTGGATGGTGAGGTCGTAGGCTTCTTATGGGCTGCTGCGCACCCTATGGCACCTTGGAACCCAGCTATGGTGGCAAGTGACTACCTGTTCTACGTCACACCAGAGAGACGAGGAACACCCCTCGGCTACCGCTTAGTCAAGCAATACGTAGAATGGGCTGAGTCTATGGCGTGCTGTGAGGTGCGCCTGTCCATCGCCTCCGGTATCAACGAAGAACGAGTCGGACGTATGTATGAGCGCTTAGGCTTTGAGTCGTTCGGCACTGTGTATAACCTAAAGTTCTAAGGAGATAACATGGGTGTAGTTAAGAAGGCTGTTAAGGCAGTAGGTAAAGTTGTTGGTGGTGTGCTCGGTACGAGCCAGAAACCAGTTAGCTTAGAAACCAAAGTGCCTGCACAGCAGCTTGAGCGTCAGCAGGAAGTTGGCGCAGAAGATATCCAGATCGGTCACGGCGAAGAGGATTCTCAGGCTGGCGCTAAAGGTAAGCGCGGTCTGGTTCGCCCTGTGGCCTCCAGCTTAGGGGTGTAATATGGGGCCAAACACCGACATGAAGTACGGTGGCAAGCGCTCGAAGATTCCAAAGCTGTGGGAGAAATTCGTAACCAAACGTAATCCTTTCCTTGACCGGGCGAAGCATTACGCTAAGTTATCCCTGCCTTACCTGTTGAATGACGATGGTGACAATGAAACCTCTCAGAATGGGTGGCAGGGTACAGGAGCGCAAGCCACTAACCATTTAGCAAATAAGCTGGCACAGGTTCTATTCCCTGCACAGCGATCTTTCTTCCGTGTTGACCTTACCACCAAAGGTGAGGGGCAGTTATCAAAGGCTGGCCTGAATAAGACCAAGCTGGCGACTATGTTTGCCCGCGTGGAGATGGCAGCTATGAAGTCGCTTGAGCAGCGTCAGTTCCGCCCTGCAATCGTCGAGGCATTCAAACACCTCATCGTTGCTGGGAACTGCATGTTGTTCAAGCCGAGCAAGGGTAATATCAGCACCATCCCTATGCACCACTATGTGGTGAACCGGGATACTAATGGTGAATTACTGGATATTATCCTACTCCAGAAGAAAGCACTTCGCACATTCGACCCAGCCACCCGTATGGCTATCGAAGTCAGTATGCGTGGCAAGATGTGCAAGAAGGATGATGAGGTCAAGCTGTATACCCATGCTCACTATGAGGGTGACGGTTTTTGGGAGGTCAATCAATCTGCTGATGATATCCCGGTAGGCACGAAGAGCCGAGTCAAGACCGAGAAGTTGCCTTTCATCGTACTGACTTGGAAGCGCTCATATGGTGAAGATTGGGGCCGCCCGCTGATGGAGGACTACTCTGGCGACTTGTTCGTTGTCCAGTTCTTATCCGAAGCAGTGGCACGCGGTGCTGCACTTATGGCGGATATCAAATACCTGATTCGTCCCGGTGCGCAGACTGACGTAGATCACTTCGTCAACTCTGGTACGGGTGAGGTTATCACAGGTGTGGAAGAAGATATCCACATTGTACAGCTTGGCAAGTATGCTGACCTTACGCCTATCGCCCAAGTGCTAGAGACGTACACCCGCCGCATCGGTATCGTCTTCATGATGGAGTCCTTGGTGCGCCGTGATGCGGAGCGTGTGACTGCCGTAGAGATTAAGCGAGATGCACTGGAAGTCGAGCAGAACATGGGCGGTGCATACTCCTTGTTCGCCATGACTATGCAGACGCCTATCGCCTTGTGGGGCTTGAACGAGGTAGGCAAGACCTTGACCTCCGAGTTAATCGACCCTGTGATTATCACTGGTATCGAAGCGCTTGGGCGCATGGCAGAGCTTGAAAAGCTGGCTGACTTCTCTCAGTACATGGCCTTACCTATGCAGTGGCCTGAGCCTGTGCAGCAGGCGGTCAAATGGCCGGACTACATGGATTGGGTACGTGGACAGATCTCTGCTGAACTTCCTTTCTTCAAGACAGAGGAAGAGCTACAGCAAGAGGCAGCACGCCAAGCAGAAGGACAGCAGGAGAACCTACTTAACGAGGGTGTAGCTAAGGCTATTCCCGGTGTGATTCAACAATCAATGCAGGAGGGCTAATGGCTTTCTCATTCACTGAACCAACTACCACTCATCCGACTTCCGACGCAGCGCCGGAAGAGACTCAGGAGGCAACCGCTGATGTTACCACTGATACTGATACTGTTGACACTAACGCTGATGTACAAGGCGACACTGGCGACACTGACGCTGGAGACGCCGGAGGAGAAGATCCTAAAGGCGAGACTCCAGAAGGAGAAGGCAAAGAGGAAGACAAGCCTACTGAGTCGTCTCAAGAAGAAGAAGTAAGCTATTTCTTTGGTGGCGAAGAAGTCACCATTGAAGTGCCGCAGGAAGTGGAGGAAGAACTCAAGGCCAAGGGTCTTGATGCCTACGCTATCGCTGCCGAGCTTTACGCTAAGGATGGCGACTTCTCTCTGTCAGAAGAGACGAAGCAGAAGCTGTATGACGCCTTCGGCAAGTTCGCCGTTGACGCCTACCTGTCTGGCCTCAAGGCACAGAACGAAGCCTTCATGCTCCGCTCCGAGAACGAAGCCAAGGAGCGTGAGGCCGCAGATGTGCAGCGCTTCACCGATATCTCCAAAGAGTGTGGAGGTGGGGAAGGCTGGAACCGTCTGGAAGAATGGGCGCTTGAGGCTCTTAGTGACGACGAGCTTACAGCCTTCAATGCAGTGATGCAGTCCGGGAACCAGTACCTCCAGATGTATGCTGTGCGTGAACTGGAAGCACGTCGCAAGGCTGCACAGGGCGATGATGAGGTCACTCTTGTACAGCCGTCTGCGCCTGCCGTTGACGCATCGGCTAACTCCCCGCTCTCTGCACAGGAGTACATCCGGGAGATCTCGCAACTGAGTCAGCGCTTCGGTCGTGACCGCAAAGCTGCCGCAGAAGCACAGGCCAAACTGGATGCCCGCCGTCGCGCTGGCATGGCTAAAGGTCTGTAAGCCTATTTAGGTGACACTATAGAAGGGAGGAATATGCCTCCCTAGTATCAACTTGATTTATAAGGAGATTCTAATACATGAGCACCCCTAACACTCTGACTAACGTTGCCGTTTCCGCTTCTGGTGAAGTCGATAGCCTGCTGATTGAGAAGTTCAACGGCAAGGTTAACGAGCAGTACCTCAAGGGTGAGAACATCATGTCTTACTTTGACGTACAGTCAGTGACTGGCACCAACACTGTGAGCAACAAATACCTCGGCGAGACTGAGTTGCAGGTGCTGGCTCCGGGTCAGTCTCCGGCTGCTACCTCTACTCAGGCGGATAAAAACCAACTGGTGATCGATGCTACCGTTATCGCTCGTAACACCGTTGCTCACCTGCATGACGTACAGGGCGACATTGACAGCCTGAAACCGAAGCTGGCTGCTAACCAAGCCAAGCAACTGAAACGCATGGAAGATGAGATGCTGATTCAGCAGATGCTGCTGGGCGGTATCAGCAACACTTCCGCTAAACGTAGTAAGCCGCGTGTTAAAGGTCATGGCTTCTCTGTGAACGTGAATATTCTGGAAAGCGAAGCACTGGCTAACCCGCAGTACGTAATGGCTGCTGTGGAGATGGCGCTGGAGCAGCAAGTTGAGCAGGAGGTTGATATCTCCGATGTAGCAATCCTGATGCCGTGGCGTTACTTCAACTGCATGCGCGATGCAGACCGTATCGTTGACAAGACCTACACTATCAGCGAGTCCGGCGCAACCATTCAGGGCTTCGTACTGAAATCCTTTAACTGCCCGGTAATCCCGTCTAACCGCTTCCCGAAATTCACTCAGGGTGCGGCGCATCACCTGCTGTCTAACGAAGACAACGGCTATCGCTACGACCCAACTGCCGAAATGAACGGCGCTGTGGCTGTGCTGTTCACCGCAGATGCTCTGCTGGTTGGTCGCTCTATCGACGTAACTGGTGATATCTTCTATGAGAAGAAAGAGAAGACCTACTACATTGATACCTTCCTGTCCGAAGGTGCAATCCCGGATCGCTGGGAAGCGGTATCAGTAGTTACCACTAAGCGCGAAACTGAAAATGGTGTTCCGTCCACTACTGGTGCAACCGACCATGCTCTGGTGCTTGGTCGTGCTCGCCGTAAGGCTGTATACACCAAACAACTCCTGGAAGCATCCACTGGTGAGGGCTCGGCTGAAATGAGCGCCCGCTCTGCTGGTGTGTCTGCCGAAGATCTGGTAGCTGCCGTTCGCGCGGTGCTGGCTGCCGATGTTAAGCCGACCGCTATCAAGCCGGAAGCTAAGACCGAGTAATAACTATGCCCTATCCCGCCTTGGGGTAGGGTTATTTTGTTTAGGAGGTTAAATGCCACTTATTCAACCTAGTGATGTATCCGTGTTAATGTCTGATGCCACGTTCGGTATCATTGATAGTAAGCTGGAAGCGGTAAACCTCTGTATGCGTGCCATTGGTCGTGAGGGTGTTGACTCTCTTGATTCAGGGGATTTGGATGCGGAGGATGCGAACAAGATTATTGACATTGTATCGCAACGCTTCCAGTACAATCAAGGTAACGGCTGGTGGTTCAACCGTGAACCTAACTGGAACATTGCACCAGACCAGAACGGTGAGATCAATCTGCCGAACAACACCTTGTCTGTCCTGCAATGCTACGGTCTGAATGACCTGAAAGTACCCATGACTATGCGTGCGGGCAAGCTGTACTCTACGTGGAACCACACGTTTGATATGCGAGGACATGTGAATCGTGATGGTCGTATCCGGCTGACCTTGGTTGTCATGCTACCTTTCGAGCACCTACCTACCAACGTCATGCAGGCTATTGCATATCAGGCAGCGTGTGAGTTCATCACATCCAAAGATGCAGACAAGACTAAGCTGCAAGTTCACCAGACTATCGCCAGTCAGTTACTGGTGAGTGTACAGTCCGAGCAGTCGGCACAGAAGCGGCTCAACATGCTGGTTCATAATCCGACGCAGCGCCAGTTTGGTATCATGGCAGGTGGCTACCAGAATGTCCCGGCCTTCTCGCACTCACCTTATGACAGTTACCCACCACGTCCTTGGAGGTTATGATGGAAGTTCAAGGCTCATTAGGCAGGCAGATTCAAGGTATCAGCCAGCAACCGCCAGCCGTGCGCCTTGACGGGCAATGCACGGATATGGTCAACATGGTTCCTGATGTTGTAGATGGAACTAAATCCCGCATGGGTACGACCCACCTGAACAAGCTGATGGGTAATGGCGACGACAACATGGCATGCCACCATTACCGTCGAGGTGATGGCGACGAGGAATACTTCTTCGTCATGAAGTCAGGTGCCGTCCCTGAAATCTTTGACCGCATGGGTAACAAGTGCAACGTTGTATCTTCCGATGCACCAATGGTTTACCTGAGTGAAGTACAGAATCCACGTGAGGATGTGCAATTCATGACTATCGCTGACGTCACCTTTATGCTTAACCGTCGCAAGGTTGTGCGTGCAAGGGAAGAGCGGTCAAAGAAAGTCGGCTCCACTGCCCTCGTCTTCTGTGCTTATGGCAACTACGGTACGAAGTACCAGATCACTATCAATGGACAGGTTGCTGCCGAGTACAAGACAAAGGATGGTGGTGAAGCAAGTCATGTAGAGACGATCAGAACCGAGGTTATCGCAGATCAATTATTCCTTCAACTCCAGCAATGGGATGGTGTGTCACAATATGACATTTCCCGCATGGGTACGACTATCGTCATTACCCGCAAGGATGGTAACACTGACTTCACTGTGAATACAGAGGACGGTGCGAAAGGCAGGGACTTGGTGGCTATCAAGTACAAAGTCACCTCTACTGACCTGCTGCCGAGTAAGGCACCAGAAGGCTACAAGGTGCAGGTATGGCCTACTGGCAGCAAGCCTGAGTCTCGCTACTGGCTTGTAGCAGAGAAATCCGAGGGCAACCTTGTTACGTGGAAGGAGGCTATTGCAGCAGATGTGAAGTTGGGCTTTGACAAGAATACCATGCCTTACATCATCGAGCGCACAGGTATCGTCGGAGGTGTGGCGCAATTCAGGATTCGCCAAGGTGATTGGGAAGACCGCCGGGTCGGCGACGACTTGACTAACCCGATGCCATCGTTCATTGACGACGAGGTGCCGCAGCGCTTGGGTGGGATGTTCATGGTGCAGAACCGTCTTTGCCTCACAGCAGGCGAGGCAGTAATCATGTCCCGTACCTCCCACTTCTTTGACTTCTTCCGGTATACGGTAGTCTCTGCACTGGACACCGACCCGATTGATATCTTCTCCGATGCAAGCGAGGTCTACCAGATAAAGCACGCTATTACATTGGATGGCGACACGGTGTTGTTCTCGGACAACTCTCAGTTCATCCTACCGGGTGACAAGGCGCTGACCAAGGATAACGCATTGCTGAAACCTGCTACCACCTTTGAGGTGAACAACCACGTTCGCCCGGTGGCTACAGGTGAGTCTGTCATGTTCGCTACAAGTGAAGGTTCTTACTCCGGTATCCGGGAGTTTTATACGGACTCCTATTCTGATACCAAGAAGGCGCAGCCTATCACAAGTCACGTCAATAAGTTGATTGAAGGTAACATCATCTCGATGGTGGCAAGTTCCAACATCAACCGCTTGTTCGTGATGGCGGACAAGAACCGCAATGTGGTCTACGTGTATGACTGGCTCTGGCAAGGTACTGACCGAGTGCAGGCAGCATGGCATCGCTGGGTGTGGCCCACTGACGTCAAGGTACGAGCGATGTTCTACTCCAGTGAGGTGGTGTACATCATCATCGAGCGAGGGAGTCAAGGCTTATTCCTTGAGAGGATGGATATGGGTGACGCTATAGAGTACCACCTTGAAGATCAGATTCGCTTAGACCGCAAGGCGCTCATTTCCTTTGCCTATGACGCTGCGTCAGATGGCTGGTATTCAAGTCAATTACCGTGGCTACCTGAACACCCTGAGATGCTAGAGTGTGTCCTTACGCAAGGGTGGCCTGCCTATGTCGGTGGCTCTTTCCTGTTCCAACATGAAGATGACGGTAACAGGTTGCACACCACTTTTGACCTTGGCGAAGAGAACTCCATCATTCATTGTGTGGTGGGCGAACATTACTCGCAAGAGTTTGAGCCTACACCTGTGGTGATCAAGGATTCTCAAGGGCGTACCTCGTACATCGATACGCCTGTCATTGGACTTGTTCATCTCAACTTGGACAAGTATCCAGACTTCACCGTAGAGATCACGAATGCTTCCGGGCGCAAGCGCGTAGCTAAGGCATCGAACCGCATAGGTGGTGCCCGCAACAATATTGTTGGTTACGTCAAGCCGAAGGAGGGTATCTTCAAGTTCCCGCTCCGTGCCAAGAGCACAGATGCGACATACCGTATCAAGTCTGTAGCGCCGCATACCTTGCAGCTACGGGATATCGAGTGGGAAGGGTCATACAATCCGAGTAAAAGGAGGGTATAATGGCAATAATCGGCTCTGCCGCTGCTGCCCTCGGTAGCATGTTCGGGGGTAGTGCCGCCGCTGGCGGTGCTGCTGCTGCTGCCGGGGGTGCCTCCGCAGGTGCAGGGAGTGGCATCCTTGGCTCTGCTATGGGCTGGCTAGGTGGCTCCACGGCTGGCTTCTCTAATTCTGGTCTGCTGTCTATGGGTGGCTCTTTGCTTAGTAGCCTGACAAGTTTCTTGTCTGGTGGTAACGAGGCGGAGGCGCTACGCAAGCAGCAGCAAGAGCAATGGAAGCAGCAAATGATCAACACCCGCGAGCAGTATCGTCAATTGGGTGATTTGGAGCGTCAGGCTAACAAGGAGTTCCACCAAGACATTATCCAGAACCAAGTGTCACTGCTACAGCAGCAGGCACAGGTTGAGTTAATGGCGGGTGCCTCCGGTACTGGCGGTGCTTCCATCTCTTCCTTGCTCGGAGATTTATCTGGGCAGGCAGGCAGGAACCAATCTCAGCTTATTGATAACTTTGAGAATCAGCAGCAGAGTTTCATCAACCAAGCTAAAGCAATCCAGACAGGTGGACAGATGCAGCAGCGTAGCTTTGAGAAGCCGTCTGCGTTTAGTTCACTGCTGTCTGGTGTCGGTAGCGCTGCCACCTCATACCTCTCTGGTGCTAAGACCGGGAAGGCATTGAGCACAGCGTGGAAAGAATCAAGAACCTATTCCTCTGGAGTAGGACGATAAGGAGGAAACATGGCAATTGAGCGTCAAGCTGTGCAAGGCTTGCAGCAGGTGAAGTCTACGGGCGGCCCTCGTATGGCAGGCACCTCTGCAATCCAAGTGAGCGAGCCTCAAATTCGGCGTAGCGGCTCATCGTTCATCGATGATATCTTTAGCGCCGCTGGTGCCTTCGCTACGGTTGGCACCGAGATTATGCAGCAAGCCGTTGAAGATGATAAGGTACGTCAGTACGACCGCGCCTTGCAGGGCTTGATGCCTTCCGACGATGCAACTGTGGGTGGCGCTCGCGCCCACATGCTGGTGCAGTTACAGAATGATGTACTGGGCCACACCCTCGCATTACAGGATGAGGCCAAGCGATTCCACGGCTCAGACGAAGAGTGGGAGCAGAAGGTGGTTGACTCCCGCAACGCCATTCAAGCCAAGGTCTACCAGCAATATCCGGGCCTGCAAGGGGATAAGGACACCATGCGTCTTGTCTCCAACGCATTCATGGAGCAGCAGCCTAAGATCTTCGCGGCAAGGGCAAGTGCCAAGCTGGAGAGGGAAGCACAGCAGCGCACCGAGGCAATGCACTCTCGCGTATTGATGGTGACGGAAGGTTTGTCTGGCAGTTCACTGGATGCGGCACTTCACCAGCTACAGCAGGAAGCCGTCACTATGCAGCTTACCAAGCCTGAGTATGAAGAAATGATTGCTCAGATTGCAATGGAACGGGCAGCTATTGGTGATTCAACATTCGTTGAAGCTACTAAATCCTTGAAGGACGCCAATGGTATTTCCTTGTATCAGCGTAACGGTAAACTACAGACTGCCGAGATTCAGGCCAACCGAAATTGGGCCGCGCAGAATCAGGTGGAACTCTTCGAGAAGAAGGATGCAGCTATTCAGGCATTCACTAATGGTGAGCTTGATAGAGAAGAGATGCTCAAGATTATGCAGAACCACAATGAAATCTCTGGTGGCACTGCATGGTCTGACGGTGAGATCAAATCCTTGTTCGACCGTGTAGCTAAGAAGAACGCTGAGAATGCCAAGATGCAGGACTTACTGGCACGTGGTCAGACTGGATCACCTCTTGGCTTGCAGGATATCAGTAACGAAGACCGTAAGGCTTATGCCGAGGCTTTAGCTGGAACCTACACCAAGCTGGCTGAGGATGAGATTAAGCGCACTGGCGCTACCGGAGATCAGGCCGAAGCTATCCGTGGTCGTTATGAGCAGATGCGCTACCTCAAGCTGGGGCAAGATCTCATCAAAGACCCGAACATTCAGGCCCGCTATGACTCCCTGATGCAAATGTCCTCTGCTAACCTCAAGGAGATGAACACGGAGCCGGAGGCGCTCAAGACGCTGATGAATGCCCGCGACTCTATCCCTGAGGATGCACGTCGTGCCGTCATGGGAGACAAGGAGTACGCCTTTGTCGAGAACTATGACCGTGCATTGCAGATGGGTTATAACGTGGGTCAGGCCGTGGAGTTCGCGCAGAACGTTGCCAAGGGTGAAAAGCTACAAGGCTCCGTCCTCAAAGAGCTATCCTCGGATGTTGAGGGTATTGTTGACGATATCGCTGGTGGTAGCTGGCTTACTCGTGGCGACAACATGAGTGAAGCGGGTCGCAGCATTGTGTTAGATGATGCTATGACTATTGCCCGCGCCATGAAGGTGGCTGGTCACAACAACGACACCATCAAACGTCACCTGCAATCCTATCTCACCTCTCAATATACCCAGCTATCCGAAGGCTTCTTCACGCAGGGTGTGTTGGTTAAAGGAGATGCTCGCGCTTTAGGTGACGCTATAGGAGTGAACCAGAAAGACGTACCTATCGCACTTCGTCAGTACATTAATAATCACAAGCAAGAGTTGCTTGATCAATCTGGAGGAATGAGTGAAGAAGATATCTACGTGGATGTTGACTCTAAGCGTGGCATGTTTGTTATTCGTGCTGGCTCAGGTCGCACTCCCCTCACCCCAGCAATGCCGCTCTCTGAAATTAAAGGACAATCCTTACGTCGAGAGTATTACGACGCTAAAGTAAAAGAGCGTGACGAAGCCAAGAAGAACTTCGAGGCGCAGCAGATGCGCATGTGGGGTGCTGGCGGCTACCAAGCGCAGCCTCTACAGAAAGGTGATGTGACAGCGAAAGCTGTAGGGAAGCGGGGTATCGCTGACTTCTTAATGTCGCCAGCCTTTGCAGCAGGGGAGAACCTTCCGAAGAACTTCGAGTTCGGCTACGATAAGAAGAATCAGGACTTCTTCAACTACGTAGCTAAAACAGAGAACGGCATGAACGTAGGCTTCGACCGTGTAGCTGGTGTGTACACTCCGTACAAAGATGCACATGGTCAGTCTGTGGGTTACGGTCACTTCCTCACTGCCGAGGAGAGAGCCAATGGTTACATCATGATTGGTACTGATAAAGTCCCATTCAAACCGGGTCAGTCACAACTCACCCCGGAGCGAGCCATGCGTCTTCTCAAGCAGGACATGAAGAAGAATGTACCGCCTACCAAAGATTGGGCTATCCCTTTCGATGCAATGCACCCAAGTACCCAGCGTGGTATCATGGATTTGACCTATAACTTAGGTAAGACTGGCATCCAGAAGTCACCCAAAGCATACGCAGCTTTCAAGGCTGGTCGTATCACAGATGGCTTCATTGAGATGTTAGGCACTGCATCTACGGAAGGCAAGCGCAGTCCGGGCTTGCTGGTTCGTCGCGCAGAAGCATATAACATGGCACAAGGTGAAGCAGGTATCCCTCGTATCAGCGAGGTAGAGACGCGAGCAGACGGTTCTATGTACGTCAAGTTCGCAGGTAAGATGTCACCTGCATTCGTGAGCCAGAGCATTCATAATCGTATCGACAAGAACGGGTGGATGCAAGTGTACCCGCCGGGTGCTGGCCAGTTAGTTGCTGGGGCCAAAGTGGGTAAGGTGAAAGTTAAGTAGTGTCATACTCAAGGGTTGTCCAACGTGTTGGACAGCCTTTTATGAATGGCATTAACTAAGGAGGTAACATGGCTGAATTACCAAGCCAGAATTGGGTAGGTGTAGCACAACGTCATTTGCCGCCTACCTTCTCTCAAGTAGCCGAAGCCAAGCGTAAGCTGGAAGCGCAGCGAGAGCAGGATAAGGTTATGACCACTGCCCTTGAGAGTGAGTGGGCTCTTTATGGTGGACAACGCGCGTTAGAGCGAGCCACAACCGAGTTCGCACCCCAAGAGGGTTATGAAGTTCCGCAGTCTACCGTGGAAGAGTTGTCTCGCATTCATGGGTACGAGATTGCGCAGGAGATTGTGCAAGGCGTGCAGTCTCCAGCCGAGCTACAATTCCGCATGTCCAATGCACAGGCGGATAAGGATCGTGCCGAGATTCTCGCCCGTAACGGCTTCACTGGCTTCGCTGCCCAACTGGCGGCTGGTATTCTCGATCCGGTTGGCTGGGCTGCATCCGTTGTCGCCGCACCTGTAGCTGGTGCCGTCAAGATAGGCCGCATGGGCCGTGTCCTCAAGACTGGCCTGCTGGCTGCCGGGGAGAACGCAGCACTTACAGCTGTACTTGCTCAGGGTGACTATCAGCGTAACATCGATGATGTGCTAACTGCTGCGGGTTTCGGGATGGTGATGGGTGGTACTATCGGTGCAGCGACACGCCAGCGCGTCCGAGGCGTAGAGACGGACACGCCACGAGCAACCGTTGACGACCTTGATACCGTGATTCGCGGTGCCGATGAGTTCGACCAGTCTGCATCTCGCGCCGTCATGGAGGCGATGGAGTACGATGCATATATGGCTGCTCGTAACTTTGAGCCACTCAAGGCCAGAGAGGTAGACTTCGACATGGCAATCTACCAGCATACCGAAGGCTTGCGCAAGCAGGCTAACGTGCGCATGACTGCTAAGGAGAAGGGGCAACTCAAGGCATCCATTCGTCAGGCAGAGGAGGAGCTACGTGTTATGCAGGAAAGTCGCACCGCTGCCAAGGCGGAGCACGCTGCCAAGAAGGGCGCTGCCCGGAGTAAAGCCGAAGCGCTGGACACCAAGGTAGAGTTGCAGGCGATTGCCCGTCGCTTTGACGCACCTATCGCTGACGCCACCAAACGTCTTGATGAGCTTAAGGCAAAGCTGGCACAGGTGGAGAATGTGGCAATGTCCAAGGCGGAGCTTAAACGCTTCTCCAGCCTGTCACGCGAGGAGCAGATCAAGGAGTTAGGTCTTGAGGTGCCGTCCCGTAAAGTGGACATGCACAGCGCAGTGCGCGAGGCGGTAGCCGCCATCCGTGCAGAGCGAACCAAGACTCCTACCGAGTTACATGCGGAAGCCGTAGCAGCACGTGAGGCAGAGGCCAAAGCGCCTGATGATTCCCTGTCGGCAGCACGTGTGGAAGGCTCAGAGATTCAAGGTGAGCAGTTCGACCTGTCCGACAAGATGGAAGACCTGATGGACGACCTTGCACGTGAGGCTTACCAGTCTGATGTGCGCCCGGTGTCAACCTTTGGGCTTGGCTCTGTCTCTTCTGTTATCCTTAACTCGAAGAACCCTGTGTTCCGTGGTCTAGGCTTACGTCTACTGGAGAATGCTCAAGGGGGTGCCTATCAGGGCAAGACTGCCTCGATTCTATCTAACGTCTATGGTAACTTGATTCGCACAGCAGAGCGTAACCGCTACAACGATGGCTTCTCACAGTTCATCAAGGATAACAATCTGCGTGCTATCGACTATCTGAACCCTGCCGTGACGCGAGACTTCAACAACCAAATCTACACTGCTATCGTTAAAGGTATACCGGATGATACGCCGAAAGGTGTTAAGCTGGCAGCCGAAGGCATGGCGGATAAGTTGAAGAAGGCACTTGAGCTACGTAAGCAAGCGGGTGAAGCAGGCTTCGAGAACGTCAAGGCGGCGCGTGACTATATGCCTGTGATTTACGACGGCATCAAGGTTACAGAGGCTGTGAACCGTATGGGTAGCAGTGAGGCCGTGATTGCATTGCTATCTAAAGGCTATCAAACTGGCAAGTACAAGCTGGGTAAGAAGTCTGCCGATGCGCTGGCTAAAGTCCAGTACATTCGTGCCTCAGACTCTACCTTGTCTAGTCGTGTATCCTTTGACCGGGTCGTATCTCAGCAGCAGCAAGTGCAGCTTGTCGAAGACTTGAAGAAGGCAGGTGTGCCGGATTCTATCATCGACAACTTCATTGAAGGCACAGAGTTGCAGGGGATGGCGGAGTCTGTATCGAACCGGGCCAAGGCCAGCATGGGTATCAACACGCAGGCAGAGTACGGCGGGATGAAGGTACAGGACTTGCTGAAAACTAACGTAGGTGAGTTGGTCGAGAACTACGGCAAGGAGGCCGCAGGCGGCGCTGCACTGGCCGCGATGGGCTTCCCTACCCGTCAGTCCGTCTTGAACGCGATCGACGCAGCAGAGCGTGCTGGGCGCAATATGGCAGGGTCTGACGCCAAGGCCATCAAGCAACTTCGGGCAGAAGCGGACATGCTCCGTGATTCTGTACGAATGCTGTACGGTAATACCATCGACGCCGACCCTAACGCTGGCATCGTCAGAGGCACTCGCCGGGTGCGTGAGGTGACTGGCCTGTTACGTCTTGGTCAGATGGGCTTTGCTCAGATACCAGAGATGGCGCGAGCTATCACGAAGATGGGCCTTGGCACCGTCCTGAAATCCGTACCCGCCACCAAATTCCTCCGGTCACGTGCCGGACGAGAAGGTGGGACGGCGCAGGGCAGACTGCTGGAGCCAGAACTCAGGGAGATGGAGGAACTTGTCGGGTACATCGGAGAAGACAACTGGCTCACTGGCTGGAACGTCCGACACGATGAGTTCGGCGAGACTGCTGACAACCTCAGCCGCCTGTCTGCTGTGATAGATAATGGGCTGGCAATGGGTAGTCATATCAACACTTGGCTGTCTGGCTTCAAGGCAGTGCAGGGAGGGTCTGAGAAGATCGTCGCTCGATCAATCAATAAGCGCCTCAAGGAGCACTTGTCTGGGGGCCGTAAGCTACCGCAGCGTGACTTGGACGAGGTAGGTCTTGACGAGGCAACCATGAAGAGGCTACAGCGTCACTTCGACGATAATCCGGCGTATGCTGATTATAATGGCGAGAGGGTTCGCATGATGAACTTCGACGCTATGGAGCCAGACCTTAGGGAGACTGTAGGTGTGGCGGTGCGCCGTATGTCCGGTCGCCTTATCCAGCGTAACTTCATCGGGGATGAGGGTATCTGGATGAACAAATGGTGGGGCAAAGCATTAACTCAATTCAAATCATTCTCCATTGTCTCTATCGAGAAACAGCTAATTCACGATTTACGGGGTGATAAGATTCAGGCCGCTCAGATTCTGGCTTGGTCTTCCTTGTTAGGCTTCGCAGCCTATGCTACTCAGATGCAGATGCAGGCAATCGGTCGTGCAGACCGAGACAAGTTCCTACGTGAGAAATTCGATACCCAAAACATAGCTATGGGTGTGTTCAACAAACTGCCGCAGGTTGCAGGCTTCGGTCTGGCTGGCGATGCATTGGCTACCCTTGGTCTTATGCCGGATTCGCTTATGCAGGCTCCGGGGCGTATGGGCTTCCAGCAGCAAGGGTTTGGTGAGCTTGTAGCAGGTGCGGGTGTCATTGGTGATGCCGTGGATTTCTCCAAGGCATTGGTTAAGTACGCCAATGGCGACGATGATGTGTCGACTCGACAAATCGTTGACAAGATGCGTCGTCTTGTACCACTGGCTAACACGATTGGTATTGGTCAAATGACCAAGGCCAGCGTAGACTTATTGGAGGACTGATGAGCTATACCTTTACCGAGAGGACAGCAGATGGTTCGCAGACTACTTTCTCTTTCAGCTTTGCTGGAGCAGACAAGGGTTACATTCGAGCCTCTGATATCTACGTTGAAATATGGGACGGTAAGGCTTGGCAAAGTGCCACTGGCTGGCAACTGTCAGGTACAAACCAGATCACATTCAACGTACCACCTTCTAGCGGTACAGTAGTGAGGATTCGGCGCGTTGTAGGGAAGAATCAGCCGTATGCTAACTTCGACCGCAATGTTATCTTGGATATGAAATCCTTGAATAACTCCTTCATCCAGCAACTTGAGTTAACTCAGGAGTTGTTAGATGGCTTCTTGCCTGATAATTTCTACTTCAAGCAAGATATCAACGCGGGCTGGCATAACATCTACCACCTAATGCCTGGAACAGAAGATCATCATGCTGTGAACAAGGCGCAGTTTGATACGGCAAATAGCGACCTTCAAACGCAGATTGATGCGAATGATGCCAAGCAGACGGCATGGAACAAGCGTCAGGATGAGCAGATTGTTGGCATTATTAAGTCGTTTGACTCCAACATCTCTCACAGGACAGCGCCTTGGACGTATGAGGCAGTAGGCGGTGAGACTAAAGTATCACCTCCGTTCTTCTTCCACTCCGCACTAGTGTGGCGCGATGGTGTCTTCCAAGACGAATTAGCAGGTGCATTCGAGATCGTTAATAACGAGATTCTACTGGCACAACCTGCATTGCGCAAAGGTGAGCGCGTCTCTGTCCTGATTAGTTCCCGCATCGCGGTTCCAGAGGTAGGTAACGTGCTTCGCCTATCTTACCGCATCACCGAAGGTACGACTGTGGTCAACCTTGGAACTACCGTAGCAGGTGTTGAGGTGTACCTTGATGGTCTTCTCCAAGATGAAGACGCCTACATCCTTGACGCCGACCATCAAACCCTTACCTTCACGGAGCCTTTACCGGAGTGTCGTATGGTGGTGAAGGCGGTCTTTGATAACAGAACTCGCTTAGAGTAAGGAGGAAGAATGGTAAACTCAGATGTTATCAACGATACGCTGAAGTGGGTGCCAGGTGCCGTAGTGACGAGCACGACCTTCTTAGGTATTAGTTGGGAGAACTGGGTTTACATATTAACCGCAATCTACACTATGTTGCAGATTGGCGATTGGGTATGGAACCGAGTTACCAAATGGGGGGGAGAAGCGTGGCAGTAAATAACCGACATGCGGCGAGTGAAGATGATGTAGGTATTCTTCACAACGCCATTACTAAGATGTTCAACAAGAAGGCACAGGCAATCCTCGATGCTATCGAGGACGACCCTGATGCGGCCATCGGTCTTGTCTCAGGCAAGGATGTAGGTGCGATGTGTAAATGGGTGCTGGATAACGGCATCACTGCTACACCTGCCGCGCAGCAAGAAGAGAGCAAGCTGTCCAAGCGACTGGCTGCACTCAAGGCTGCATCGCAAGGCAAGGTCATTAACTTTACTGACGTTAAGGAGGCTTAATGGCAAAGGCAAGGGAGTCACAAGCGGAAGCCCTTGCCCGTTGGGAGATGCTGCGAGAGTTACAGCAGACGTTCTCCTATACGGTGCAGGGCTTACTGTCGTTCGCTCAGGTGGTAATCAATACGTTAATCACTGGCAATCCAGACCTGAACCGAGTACAAGCCGATATCCTCAAGTTCCTGTTTGCAGGGAACAAGTATCGGATGGTAGAGGCGCAGCGTGGTCAGGCTAAGACCACCATCGCTGCAATCTATGCGGTGTTCCGTATCATTCACGAACCGCACAAACGTATCATGATCGTATCACAGACAGCCAAGCGTGCCGAGGAAATCGCTGGTTGGGTGATTAAGATCTTCCGTGGATTGGACTTCCTTGAGTTCATGCTCCCTGATATCTACGCAGGCGACAAGGCTTCAATCAAAGGCTTCGAGATTCACTACACCTTACGTGGAAGTGACAAGTCTCCGTCTGTCGCTTGCTACTCTATCGAAGCAGGCATGCAGGGTGCGCGTGCAGATATCATTCTGGCGGACGACGTTGAGTCGTTGCAGAATAGCCGTACAGCAGCAGGCCGTGCATTACTAGAGGACTTGACCAAAGAATTCGAATCCATTAACCAATTTGGTGATATTATCTACCTAGGGACACCGCAGAGCGTTAACTCCATCTACAACAACCTCCCGGCGCGTGGCTACCAGATTCGTATCTGGCCGGGCCGCTACCCAACGCTGGAGCAAGAGGCTTGCTATGGAGACTTCTTGGCACCGATGATTCGCCAAGACATGACTGACAACCCGTGCCTTCGCTCAGGGTACGGCATTGACGGCACTCAGGGCGCACCAACCTGCCCGGAGATGTACGACGATGAGAAGTTGATTGAGAAGGAGATCTCACAGGGTACGGCTAAGTTCCAGCTACAGTTCATGCTGAACACTCGCCTGATGGATGCAGACCGCTACCCGTTACGCCTGAACAACCTGATCATGATGAGCTTTGGCACCGATGTAGTCCCGGAGATGCCGACTTGGAGCAACGATTCGATGAACCTTATCGGCGATGCACCGCGCTTCGGTAACAAGCCCACGGACTACCTGTACCGCCCTGTGGCTCGCCCGTATGAGTGGCGACCTATTCAGCGTCGAGTCATGTACATCGACCCTGCTGGTAAACACCTCTGCCAGCGTAAAACCCTCTTAATTCGGTGGAACTCTCACTGAGACAATACCGAGCGAAGCCTGTTGCAATAATAGGAACGTGTAGAGACTAACTGTAAGGCCAAGCGGTCTGAAACAGAGGGAGGCGCAAGCCTAAGATATAGTCCGACCTACTAGGTGACTAGTAGAAGTTAAAGTAGCGAATTAACGTAACAATTGAAGGGAGTTAAATATGACAGAGCATAAAGTTTATCATATTCGTGTTGTTGGTGAAACTGATGTAATGCAAGGTTATATTGGTGTAACCTCCGATATTAAGAGGCGTATGAGAGAGCACAAGTGTGCAGGCCGTCTTTGTGATGGCCGCGAGTACGTTATCTTATTCACTGGTAGCAAAGAAGAGTGTTATGCACTAGAAGAAAAGCTACGCCCACATGACAACATTGGTTGGAATACGGGTAGAGGTGGTTATCGCAAAGCAGGTAACATCGAGAAAGGTGAACGCATAAGTATTGCCACTGAAATCAAGAAAGGACAGCACTTGTCTGTTGCTACTGAGTTCAAGAAAGGCATGACACCTTACAACAAAGGTACTGGCAAAGATTACATATTCACTTCTCCAGATGGTGAAGAGTTTCTTGTAACTTGCATTACTGACTTCTGTAAAGAGCACAACCTAACACCTCAGAATATGCGTAAGGTGGCACGTGGTTTACGTAAACACCACAAGGGTTGGCTCGCACGTCACGTTCAAACCGGGAGGTAAGAACGGTGACGAAACGGGCGTGGCTATCGTCTTCCTGCTGGGAACGTTCATCTACGTCTATAAGTGCTTCGGTGTGCCGGGTGGATACTCGGATAGCGCTCTCAGTCGCATTGTGCGCGAGGCAAAGGCCGCAGAGGTGAAAGAGGTCTTCATAGAGAAGAACTTCGGTCACGGCGCGTTTGAGGCGGTAATTAAGCCATACTTCGAACGCGAGTGGCCTGCCGAGTTGAAAGAGGACTATGCGCATGGTCAGAAGGAGGTGCGTATCATTGAGACACTGGAGCCTCTATTCTCTGCTCACCGCATCATCTTCAACGCGGAGATGATCAAGCAGGACATAGACAGCATCCAGCACTACCCGCTCGAAATCAGGATGAGCTACAGCCTGTTCGGTCAAATCTCGAACATCACTCTGGAGAAAGGTTGCCTACGTCACGACGACCGCCTAGACGCGCTGTATGGCGCTATACGGCAATTAACTTCTCAGATAGACTATGACGAGGTTAACCGGATAAATCGGCTCAGAGCGCAGGAGATGCGCGATTATCTGGACATGATGCACGACCCTCGGAGACGCCGGGAGTTCTTTACCGGACAAGATCATGGATATCGCCCTCGGACGAATACGAGCGATGCCAGAATCCAGTCCGTGTGGGGCAAATCTGTGCACCCTAAAACTCGTTCTCGAAATACACTTTCTTCAAGAATTTCAAGGACTTGGTAATTAGGGGACACTATAGAAGGAGGGCCCAGGAAGAAAAGGAAATAATAGGTAGTTATAGGTATACCTAGGTAGTCCCAGGAAGTGCTAGGTAATAGTAGATTATATAGGTAGTGATAGTATGGGTGTACTCTGTACACCCTATTCCTACCTACTTACTTTATACTAATAATATAGGAGAGAGAGAGATAATGGCTAATGGTTATAGTACTCAGCCTTTAACAGGGTGCTATGGGAGGAAGCAGGTACCACCTGTTAGTGAGGCACTGATGCTCCCTATCGTTCAAGAGGCTGCATCTAAAGACAAGACCAATGTCGTCAATGATGCAACTAAATCTGGTAAGCAGAAAGGGGCCATGGTGTGCCTTGAAGCAACCGGTGGCGCGTTGAAGATTGCTATCGCAGTTGATGGCAAAGAAGATTCAGAGTGGAAGTCCGTCATAACGGAAGACCCTATTACCCCAGCTTAAAAGGAGGAAGATTACATGGCTCAATATGGTACGAGTGTTACTGGTCAGGCTTTTCGAGTGAAGGCAGTACAAACTGTTGCAACGGCATTACCTTTGCCTGTTGTTACTGAAGCAGACCTTAAGAAGAAAGACCACCCTATCAACATCAAACACCTGTCAGGTAAACAGAAAGGCGCCATGGTTGCTCTTGTGAAGGCGGACACAACCTTACATATTGCTGTTGCACGTGGTAGTGAACCAACAGACCTTTGGGATGTAACTGGTATGGAATCGACCGCTGTTTCTCCGGAAGCGTGATATTATGATGCTTAACAAATACTTTAAGCGTAGTGAATTTGCTTGCCGTTGCGGTTGCGGCACCTCAACCGTGGATGCTGAACTGTTACAGGTTGTCACCGATGTGCGTGAACACTTTGGTATGCCTGTGATTGTCAACTCAGGGCATCGCTGCGCCAAGCACAATGCCAACGTAGGCGGTGCTAAGAACTCCGTCCACATGACGGGCAAGGCTGCTGACATTCGCGTCAAAGGTTTGGCCCCATCTCAGGTAGCCTTCTACCTTGAGCAGAAGTACCCGAACAAGTACGGTATCGGGCGCTATGCCAACTTCACCCACATTGACGTGCGTGACGGGAAGGCTCGCTGGAATGGTTGATTGTGTTGCTTGGTGTGAGAAGATGGTAGCGCAAGCTGCCGAGTCCGGTAACTACACCGACTGGCAGAATTACACTACCTTGTTAGCACAATGGAAAGGGAGACCATCTCGATGAAGTTCCTGAAAAGCAAGAAGGTGGTGGCTGCACTTGTCGGCCTAGTGGTGGCGCTTGTCTCCGTTGGCCTCGGCGTAGACTTTGGTGCTGGCACTGGTGATGCAGTAACAAGTGTTATCTGCCAAGCAGTAAACTGTGAGTAAACTTCTGGAAGCCCTAGCAGGTCTTCTTGGCCTGCTCTTGGACGCAAAGAAAAAGCATGAGCAGAAGGAGGCGCAAAGTGAAGCGAATCATGTTAGCGACAATCCTGCTGATTGGTTCGCTGATCACTTCCGGGTGCAGTCAGGTGTCACCAAGTCAGAACAGAGTGATGCCGACTAAGCCGACGCTGACGGCAGTGTACGAAGTGGACGATAAGGTCTGCTTTAGCAAGCCGGATGCTACACAACTTGGGTTGTACATTTTATCGCTAGAACGCGGTTACAAATAATACATTGCTTTATGTATTAATCACCTACGATTTAGGTGACACTATAGAAGAGGTAGAGTGGCGATCATTTGGTCGCCCTTTACTCAAGGTACTCATGGTGGGTGCTTTAAGTAAAGGAGGTTACATGGCTTTAATTAAGGCTACTTTTGTTAAAGATGTAGATGGCCAACCATTGCGGTTTTCAAGTTTAGCCAAGATGAAGGCATTTAATTATGGATGCTATCTTGGTTCGAGTGTATTCCTGGAATCATGGCATGAAGGTGTAGGTTTAGGGTCTGGTTTGTTCAAAGTGAGCAGAGGGTCAACCGAGGCAGGTGATGACGGTTCTGTGGTTGTGGCAAATGATGGAACGAGGCTTATCCGTGTATTTGATGGGCTAATCTTTGCGGACATGTGGGGTGCCATGCCTAGCACCACATATGACAGCCTTCCAGCTATAAAGAAGGCGTACCTGTACGCATCTTCTAAGTTGCAACAACTTTTCTTAGGAGGTGGCTCTTACAAGGTCGCTGGTTCTTCTGGCATTGACATTGACCCATCCCTTGCAGGTATTTCTTCTGTGAGTCGTGCAAGAATAGACGCCACAGAGTTTACAGGTGATTACCTGTTTACCATCACAAGCAGCTACTCGTACACACCTGCACCTTGCTATAACAACCTATCTGTGGCCCTTGAAGGGCTCTATGTGTTCGGAGACAAGACAGGTGGCAGAAGTGGCTTGCTCACTGGACGGCGTACCACAGATGGTGTTAAGAGTTACAACGGTCAAACAGAGATACGAAATTGCACTTTTGACAAGTTTGATTACAACATTAAGATGGGTCATAACTCTTGGCGCTTCGTATTCTATAAGGTTAACAGCCTAAATGCCTTAAATCCTAACGGGATTTTGTATGTGCCTCAGGGGTTAGATGATAGTGGAGAGATTCTCACGTTCTACCATTGCCAATTCTTTGATGGTGCAGGTAGTAACATACGCATCTCTTGTGCGTCATTCACAATGCTCTTCGTGTCTTGCTCATTCCTTAACATCACATTCTTCGTAGATGCCTCATCTAGCACATCCATCACGTGCCAAGGTTGTAATTTCGAAAACCCAGGGAGTCGGGATACAAGACGATACATAGATATCGCTGGAGGTCACACCAACTTATTCAACATAGTTGGAGGGAGTATTGTTACAAACAGTAACGCAGGTCAAACACAGGCACTCATCAATGTCTCAGAGGGCAACCAGTTGAACTTGTCTAATATCACCATCCCTTATGGTGGTCATTATAAGCAAGAGGAGGAGACAGGTTATCATGCATTCTGCTCTGGAGGCGGTGCTGTGTCTGTTGTGAACTGCGGATATCAGTTGCGTAATGGCTCTGGTTGCTGCCCGATCCACCCATCTCTATCCTTGTTCTCAAACTGGAACCTAGGTATGGGTGATATGAAGGGGTGGTCAGCAGACACACAGTTAGGCGGAGGTAGTGCAAGCTATGTGGCAGGTGCAGGGCTAAAGGGTGAAGGTGTTATGCGTGTGATCCCTGGTACTCGTCCTGTTAACGTGTCTCAAGTTGCAACCGTCCCATTATTTTCTGGTTCCTTCTCTATGTCTGTGATGGTTAACATACAGTCTGCATCTGATAATGCAGGGCAGATCTCTATCACCTACCTCGACGAGCACGACAACCAACTTAGTGGTGTCGCTGCCAACCTAGGCACCTCTACGGGTTGGAAGGTTATAGGCAAGAACACACTACGAGGCAGATTGCCGATTGGTGCAAGGAAGATGAGGGTGAACATTCAGACGGCCATTGGCGCCACTGTGGACTACACCAATATTCTTTGCAATGTGATTTAAGGAACAATGCCACTTATCAAATCAAAGAAGGAATCGGCTGTACGCCAGAACACGCAGGAGCTTATAGCTTCCGGGCGTGACCCTAAGCAGGCTTATGCCATTGCTAAAGATGTTCAGCGTCGGGCCATGCGTAAGCCTTCTGCATCGTCTGCGTAGCAGGTAGTATCTTAGTGTAACAAAGGGCTGACCTAGGTTGGCCCTTCATTAAGGAGGTAACATGATTTGGATTCACACGTATGGTGTAGGGCCGTTCAAGAAGAAGGTACTCAGGAAGATTCATGAGTCCGAGGAATCAGCCTTAGTCATCCAGAAGGTACTTGGTGGAACTGTCCAGTGCTACATGAAGAAGCCACAAGGCTTTGACTTAGTGTAACCAAAGGTGGTCACAAAGTAACCAAAGTCAAATTTGATATAGGCGTGTGTCAGGTCTCTCGCCCGTCGCCCGTCCGGGTTGTCCCCCATAGGGTGCCTGTGGCATTTCTAGGGCCGGAGGGCGGGCCTGGGGCGTTTCTTTACTGCTCGCAAGGCTCGCAGAGACTGCGTGAGTGAGGGCCAAAGGGTTCGCCTAGGCCAGCCGGATGAGGGGCCACAGGAGGCCGCTTGCGCGGTGTGAGGGCGTGTTGACTGTCTGGGAGGGCGTGGGCTATCTGTCCCTTTTGCTCCTGTCTGCTATCTTGTGTTACCTTATGTACTTCCTTATCGTGTACCTTATGTAAGGCCTTATGGATTATCTTATGTTGTTGCTTATGGTGTACCTTATGGAATAACTAGCTGTCGCTAGGACGATGCAGGGAATTAAGAGACACTATAAGAGGTCATAGGTAATAGTAGGAGGTTAAAGTGTATAGAGAAGTGGAGAACGCAGGATATCGGGTGGGCTCACACGGAACTATCCTAAGTAAGGCAGGAAAGCCAATGAAACCTTTCAAGGTTGGCACTGGTCATTATCAGGTTAGCTGTGTTATAGATGGTAAAGCCAAGAAGCTCTATGTACATAGGTTAGTGGCTAGTAAGTT